GGGAGTTAGGAAAATCAAGATAAAACAGAAAGTCAGTGGTTGCTTCCGAACAGACGGCGGTGCCGATGATTTTGCCAAGCTGCACTCCATCGCTGAAACTGCTATGAAGAACGGAAATTCGAAATTCAATGCAATTCTTGCTGTAGTACAACAGTAAGACGATTACTCATGCCCATAGGGGGGCTGAGTAGTTACACGCTCTTGTATTTTCGTTAAAGAAATGTAAAAAGCAAACGAATATGTGGCTTTTCGAATAAAAAGTGATAATTTTGTACTCCGAAACTGGAAAGGTGCTCGAGTGGCTGAAGAGGCACGCCTGGAAAGCGTGTAACCGGCAAAACCGGTTCGGGGGTTCGAATCCCCCTCTTTCCGCAGAAAACACTGAAAATTAGGTATTTCCAAAACATCGTATTTTATCCAACTAAGTAGAATCCTGCACATTCTTGCACATTTTTGCACATTTTTGCACAATTCTGCTTGCAAATAGCTTGCAAATGATAACAACGAAACTATACTTAGATACAAGAGCGGTCAAGGACGGAGAGCCTGCACCGCTCAAAGTTGCCATCACGAAGAAGCGACAGGCAGCTTATATTCCTCTTGGTGTCAAATTGAAAAAAGAACAATGGGATGTCAAGAAACAAAGAATAGTTGATGCACCAAACAAGCAGAGATTGGAAATATTTGTCAAGAACAAATTGGTAGAGATTGAAAATGCTATATTGGAACTGCAGATGAAGGGAGAACTTACTAAACAGACTTCAACGCAGATAAAGAATAAGGTTGTGGCCTATCTAGACCCTGATGTTAAGAAGAAAGACTTATTTATAAATAGGTATATAGAATATATGAATAGTCGTTCAGCACAAAGGACCAGGGAAATATATGCAACCACTTTGAAGAAAATGCGCGATTTCGATAGCAAGGTTGATACCTACGCTTTTGAAGATATCTCAAAGGATTGGCTGAAAAGGTTGGATGCCGAGTTGGTAAGACAAGGGTTAAAGAAGAACTCCAGGAATATACATTTCAGAAACATACGTGCCGTTTTCAACGATGCTATCGATAATGAGATAACCAGCCATTATCCGATGAGAACATTCGATATAAATCCGGAACAGACAGAAAAACGTTCTCTTTCTGTAGATGAACTACGTACCTTATTTAATTATAATGTGCAGCCATGGCAGCAGAAGTACCTGGATTATTTCAAGCTTACATTCTTCTTGATCGGGATAAACCCTGCCGATATTCTTAATTGTACGGATGAGAATGTTGTAGACGGAAGATTACTGTATAGACGAAAGAAGACCGGAAGGCTGTATAGCATCAGACTGGAACCGGAAGCCATACAGATGATAAATAGGTATAGAGGAAAGACAAAGCTAGTCAATTTCTCAGAGAACATGAGAAACTACAAGCAATTTGTGTGCAAGGCAAACAAGGGACTAAAGGCAATAGGCCCTGTCACTAAAGAAAGGAACGAGAAAAAGAAAGCTCACGATTTTCAGAAGGAATATCATACAAAGCATAATCCTCTGTTTGCACACATCTCTCTGTATTGGGCTAGGCATACGTGGGCAACAATAGCCTTCTCCATAGGAATACCCGAAGAAATCATTGCCGAAGCATTGGGACATTCCCATGGAAACAGGACAACAGCTATCTATATTGACAAGAGTGTTGCCAATATAGACGCTGCAAATAGAAAAGTACTGGATTACGTTCTATATAAGGAGCAACCAAAGGACTAACCCTTGGAAGCTCCTTTCGAACCAATTAAATAATCAGACCATTGTCTCTCATGAAGTTCACCATTGCCCTGTTCTGTGGCAAAAGGGCAGGGATATCCATTCTGTTAGCCTTATACAAGTTGGTAGCAGAATTATACATATCCCAGGCAGTTACAAACTCCTTATCGTGATATGCCTCCAGCATATCCTCTGTGAAGAGTGTAATCTGTGACTGATTGAGAGGGTAGGTGATATTCTCACGAATAGACTTTCGTGATGTATCAGCCTTTACTCTTGTAGCAGTCATTAAACCAATGAGCAAGAACATCTGTTCTGCAGTAATGCGTGTCTCCTTCATCTTGGCAATACGCTCACGGTCAGTCTCGATGATGTGCCGGGCATCGACCAACCATGACTTTAATGTATCAAGCATTGCTGCCACTTCCATACCGGAACCCTTCTTGCCCTTTTCGGAATAGCTGGACATATACAGTTCTGGAGAGAGCATACACTGATTGTGGCAAATAATCACATTCGGACCGAATCCAATCTGAATACCTTTCTGATGGAAGGCTACGGCCACATTAGTAGTAGTCTCATCATTATCAAAATCAGTGATACGAATATTGGCATAAACTCGGCGGAGAATATGCGCCTCTACCGCATGCTGGCCTTTGACCGCTTCCACTTGTGGGAGGCGAACCACTCCAGGTGACTGACGGTCTCTGTTCTGTGCTGCAAACATATCATAAACCTCCACATTGTAGCCGAGCTCTGTACACTCATCAATGACCTTGTTGAAAAGGTCAAAGTGATAGATGCCACGGAGCGGATTTCCGTAAACATCATCCTCGCGGTGTGTACGACTCAACTGTTCGAGAGTGATTGCCTGAGTCTTGGCTTTCTCGAAATCAAAGAACTTGTCTTCATTAACTGAAGAAGGAACTGCTACCATATCTTCGGCAGCCTTACTCAAATTTGTTGCTGTTGTCATAATCTTTAATATTTTAATTGGTTACAAATTATTTCAATGGAATGCCTGCTTCTTCAAGAAGCTTGATTCTCTCTTCCTTTGTTGCTTTTGTCAAGTTTGTCTCTTTGACAAAATTCCCGGCAGAGTCTCTTGTTATAAGAAAAACATAATCGGCATGATTGATCCAACTTCTCTGACACTTCTCACGATAAGCATTGGCCTCCTCGTAAGTCTCAAACCCGCTCTTTGTGTCATACATTGAATCATCGCGGGTAACATATAAGCTACTAGTCTTCATTTTTAATCTCAATTATGTACATTAATTCTTTATCTAACACATCCTTCTCTTGATAAGGAGAATCATACTTATATACAACTGCGTCATCAAGATACATTCTTACCCAATCCATAAAAATATCCTGTGATACTGAATTGTCTGTGATATAGGCTGCCAGGAAGAAACCGTTTCGTTCCTGTGCATCACCTAACCCAACTGCACCAAAATGACTTCTGAAAGTAGTGCCCTGCAACTCGTCGCATGAGTACTGAATCATCATATTCTTCATCATTTCAAAGAATAATGCTACTTTAATAGCTTTCATATAAGTGACTTGACCGTGTTGTCGAGGGCTTATTTTATTAATGTTTCATTGCTAAATCTACTATCGCTACGATAAATAGAAAAATTAATCCATTTATTAAAAGAATGGTACCCATATCTACTTAAAATTAAAGAAGTCCTTAATCTGTTTCTTCTCGTCATCGCTGGCATTCAAGATGTCCTTCACTATGAAATCTGCAAGCGGAGCTAATACTGTATTCATAGCATCAATCAGTTCACCCTGCGCTCCAAGTTTAGAAAGGACACCTGCATATTCACAAAGAAATTCTTGTGATGAAATGAATCCCATTTCATAATTCTTTTTGATTTCCTTAATTTCTTTCATCTTTTTAAGATTTTAATTGGTTCAACATAATCTGTGGTTAGTCAAAATAACCACTCTTTCTATATGCAAAGATACAAAAAAAATGTGATATATGCAAATATATCACACTTTATTTTAGTTAAAAATACTAAATTTAACTCACTGAGTATCAAAGAGTTATATGCTTTTGTAGATGCTGCTTAATGTAATGATTTTTGTAGCTTCGCCAATCTTGTCTATCAGATTGGTTACTGCTTCATCCACTTCGCACAAAGCATTATACACATCGTTTGGAACATTATCCATTTCCAAACCATTACTACTCATTTTCCAAGTTTGGTTTAGCTGTCTAGCAGCATCCACCATTAATTTAATGTCCGTCATATTTCTAAATTTTAAATGAATATCCTACTAACCGCCTGGCAGAGCCATCCCATCATATAGCAAGGCTCTTCGTCTTTCAAGTCAATACCTAGTGATTCGCAGATATGAGTGACAACATGAAACATTTCGTGTGTGGCAGTATTCACGAACTCATATTCTGATGTGGTCCTGCTAATAGCAACCACACTCTTTCTACCTGCAAGATTGGAGTAGGTTAGACCTGTGTTCGGTATTCCTCGTAAGCAATGCTCCCTTGCGCTTTCGACTGCCTTTTCTGTGCAGCCTATCTGCACAAGGGAGTTGCATACCTCATCGGTATCTGATGATTCCAAACCGTAAAACACAAGAACTTTCCAATCGTACTTTTCTAGATATATCTCTTGACTTATCATAAAATATCATCCCATGGAATGCCGATGCCATTATGGTTGCAATCGGCATAGAATCTGTTAAAGATGAAGCCATCCTTCTGATCGGTATCATCAACCATATCTTTCACGAACAAAGCCATGTGAGCTTCGTCCTCGATGGAAGACTTATAGAAATCAGCCTTAACCATGTTTGCCACATAGACATGATCATAGCCTACATTATTTTCAAGTGTCACTCCCTGCTTGGTAAGGATGGATTCAACCTTATCCTTATCCATATAGTCAACCTCCTCATCCTTTTTGGTGACTGGGTTGTATTTTCTCATCTGACTGACTGCCCATTCGCAAGCCTTCTTGTTGAAGTGCCAGCCATTATATCTCAGATATGCTATCATTCCTTCTGGCTTCATATCGTAAGCATCCAAAGGCATTCTACATTTTCCCATAGCTCTTTCTTTTTAGGGTGGCAGGGAAAAATCCCCACCACCGAATTAAACATTAGTAACGTCCACCGCCATGGCGACCATAGTAGCGTCGCTCTCCATAGCGGTCTTCGTCGCGCCAATCTTCATCGTCCCACTTGTCACGATAGTCTGGCATCGGCATACGGTTTCCCATACGCTCGCGCTTCAGGCTATCCAGGCACTTCATAACCTTGCCACCTGCTCGAACCATTTCCTCGCAGTTGTCAACAAGCTCATCGAACTTGTTTTCCGTAATTTCTACCATATATCCCATAGCAATTACTTTTTAAAATTGTTACCGCTCAAAGCCTTAGACAGCATGGATTCAATATTGGATAGCGTTCCCTTCATGCCGCTGACCTCTGATTTGAGGTTACTGATGTCTTTTTCCTGCTGCTTTTCCTTAGCAATCTGTGGGTTGATTCTAGTGAGCATTTCCTCGCAGGAGCTTATGACTCCATTGTGGTAATCTACACTTTCCACGACTCCCTTTGAATGTCGCAACATAGCATCAATCTCTGCGCACATAGCTTCTCTGCTGTCACTGACAACAACACCTTCATTGCCGAAGTTCACTATCTGTGCCGTAGATGGCAGCTTTTCGAAATTGACCTGCTGGTCTTCTACTTGTACCTTAACATCAACGGTCGTCTCCAATGTCGGAGTCTGTCCTGGCACGTAGCTAGGATATTTCTGCTGAGGATTGCTGACCGATATTACTTGACCGATTTTTAGAGTCGGCTTTTCTCCTCCCTTGTCTAAGATGTAGAAGAGAGAAGACTGTCTTAGTCCTTGAAACATTTTCTTTCTCTTTTAGTGGGACAGACTTTTCAATCTGTCCCATAGTTAATACTCTGTTAGCCGCCTGTAGGCTGCTGAAACCCAAGCAGTCGGATAATACCGCTCTTCTTATTGATGTATGCCAAAGCCTCCGTAGTTTCAGAAACGCTAGCTCCCGTCACTGCATTTCCCGCATGATCAACAACTGGCACCTTTGTTGTACCGGAAGCTGTTCCGCTAGTGTTGGCAGTTCCGTTAACAGTGGTAGAGCCACTATTTGGAGTTACGATTGTAACAGGAAGTGTCGCACTTGCAGCGGCAACTCCTTGATGTATCTTCAAGAGTACAATGCACTCGCAAGGCAAAGCATTGTAGTAGCAAGGATTGATACCATAATCAACACTCGCATCTGTGACCTGCTGAGCATTTGTCTTCAGCTCATAGATACCGCCTACATCAATACGTTTGATTTGGTTTCTCTGACCGATTGGAATAAATGGATTGAATGGATATAAAGGGAACATAGTTACCTCCTTTCCTAACAACCGCATCCTACAGTTGAACGAGAAGCCGCTACATCACCTGCATAAGCTCCCATGGCGGCAGCAGTATAAACGTCCTTGTTGAATACTCCGTACTGAGGGTACTGAACACTGATGGTATTAGGCAACTTGCACTTGATACCAGCCACCTCTGCCTGCAGTGCAGCCAAAGCTGCATTTACTGGTGTGATGACCTGCGCCTGATAAGACTGCAAAGCCTGTGTCTGATGCTCGTTTGAAATCTGAGCAAGCAGAGCACTATTCTTCTCTCTCAAGGCATCGAGCTTATCCTGCATTGCCTGTGTCTGCATCTGATCCAACTTAGCCAAGACAGACTGATTGTTAGCATCTGCCTTGTCACGGAGCATCAAAGCATTGGCATTTGCCGTATCATTGATGGCGTGGGTCTGCTGACAGATAGACAGCTTGAGGTTGCCATCCATTGCAGTTATGGCGTTGTTGGTCTTGCAGCAGCATTCTGCCAACTGAGTAGCGATGGCATTGTTACCCTGCATGATAGCAGTCAAAATCTGATTAGCATTCATGCCCATCTGATTGCCGAGGTTGCAAATCTGATGACCTAAGCCATTGATTGCAGCCATGACTGCGTCACTTGATGTGTTGAGGGCTGTAGCCAAGCTCTGAACGTCGAAACCATTGCGCTGAACAGCCTGCATGATAACGGCTGTATTGGCATCATTGTTAAGCATTGGCACAACACCGCCCTGTCCGTTAGAACCCATGCAGCGATTACCTCCGAAGAACCCCATACCATTATTGCCCATAAGGATGAACAAGAGGAGGATTGCAAAGATGTCTTCACCCCAACCATTTCCGTTTCCACGGTTGTTCAAGAGTGCAATAAGACCTGGGTCAACACCCTGTCTCTGCATGAGTGCAGGAAGCATAGCCAAGATTCCATTAGAGCCTGTGCCGCTTGTGCCGCTCTCTGGATTGAACACGTAAGTTTTACTTTCCATATCCCGAATTTTTAATTTAACCTTAATATTTAACTAACACTATTTGTAACGTTACGTGTGCAAAGTTAGAAAATTGTTTTGAAATAAGCTATAAGGCTATCATGGTTTTCGTTAGTGGCTCTAAATCAGTGGTTTATGGTGATAGTAGGTAGACTCATTTTTAATCTTCTTAGAACGGAAGAATTTACTTTGCAAACAAAAAGGCGACCGCTCATCACGAGTAGTCGCCCTAGTTATCCAAAAATAAATCTTAAAACCTTAATTAAACAACTTTTCTAAGAACATTTCTTTTTATTCCTTGATATATATAATAAGTACATAACTATGAGTATAAAGCAGAACCAAAACATCTGCCCCGTTTTTAAGAATATCTTCTGCATACTTGACAGAGATTTCTCTTTTATAGAAGGAGCGTTAATCTTATAGAACTGAGAAGTGCCAATCTTTGATAATGAGTCACATCTTTCTCTGTAATATATAAAGCTATCTTTGTATGCTTTATATATACTGATGGTATCGAGTAGCATTCTTCGTTCCTTTTCAAATAAATAGTGACTTTCGTAATGAAAACGATCTTCGCCAATCTTATTCCCTTGCGCATCATATCGGGTTGCTGTGCTATCTTTTACATAGCTGCTATCTTTTATAGCATTTTCTGTTTCTCGCTTTTGGATATGTTGCCATTGCTCGAAGGCATAAGACAATCGGGTAGTGAAGAGGGAATCGAATTTCTTTTCACTCTGCTTGTCTGTGATGAAGGTTTGTGTAGTTACTGCTCTAGGAGTGCTGCACCCTAAGACAGAAACAAGCGAAAGACCTACCACTATGGTAATGATTGCCCATTTCCAAAATCTTATATCATACCATTTCATCATTTATTCAATTTTAGATTACCATACGTAATGTAGCTAAGTCTGCGAAGCCAACCTTTAAGAAAACATTTCTGGTTACCGACTGCAATTCTCTTTAGATAAGCTTTTCTATCTTTCTTGAAGGCTTCGAATAATCTTTCTCCATTGGATTTATTAATGGCATACAGCGTCTTATTACCGATAATACCATCTGCTGTGATACCTAATACAAGTTGCAGATGTTTTACCGCTTTGCTGACTCCGCTATTATAAGCGAAGTCTACTAGCATATTGGCTACGCTCTGATCCTGTATTTGGTCTGCCTTGCAAGCATTCCAATAGTTCTGCTTGAAAACTCGATGAAAGTCTTCCTCAGTAAGGCGTTTTACATCTTCCTCGTTAAGGACACCATCACCATTCTTGTCATACCCGACTCTTCTCCAGGTAGCAAGGGTAATGCCGTATTTTGTAGCGCCACCCCTGTCATGCTTGTTATTTGTATATTTGTCCGTTTCCCAACTGAGGATAAACGGAACGAGTTTACTAGAATCAGCCATGTTTACTTCTCCTCCTCGCTATAATCATTTCCTTGAATAATGCAGCCAAATACAATAATGCTTACTATAATAGCTGCCACCATAATAATCGCTAACATCATATCTTTTCCTCCTTTTCCGTGTAATTTAGATAGTCTGACAAATATGGAATCTTCTCGATAAATTTGAAGCGCATGAGATAATAGAGGAAACTCACTACATACCAAGGAGGGGTACCCTTCTTGAATATCTGTTTCAAGTTCTTCAGAATATTGCATCCATAGAACCACAATACTAGATACGAGATAAAGGAAACACATTGAACGGAACCTTCCATTTGTCCTTTGAATCGCCCGATTGCATATACTGCTGCACAAAGAACGAAGAACACGGTAGCGTGACCGATGCACACAACTGCTTTCTTCAACTCGAAGTTCTCTCCTTTTGCAATCATGCCACTAAGATAACCGAAAATAAAGTTGAGGGTGAAGACGATCATAAGCGAAGACAACTCTCCTTCAATCGGTTTAAGATAGGCGAGGAGTGCAAGAACTACGCCTACAACAATATCTTTAATTCTATCTGCCATACTACAACTATTTGATGATTAAACAATAACGCTGCAAATATACAATAAAATATTTAATCACCAAATAGATTTTACGAAAAAGTGCAAAACTTTATGCATTCATATAAACGCATATATATATATATTTGAAGAAATATTGTATATAATTGTATATAATTTCCTCGAAATATTGTATTTTAAAAAGCATCGAAATTTGGAATTAAAACAAAAATCCCCTATACCACACCAATAGTATAATCGTTATGTATAATTTAAGGCAAAAAGTGCGTATATTTTTCTGGGAAATATGTGTGTGTTTGTCTATTATATTGTACCAAAATAAAAAAGAGAGGCAATCACTTACCTCTCTTACTCTTAATGAAGTGCAGAATATCCCACTTCTTCCAATATCGGGTGTGACCTCGCTTCTTGCACTCGCCATTGGGCAAATCGCCCCTAGCCACCATTCTGTTAAGGGTAGCATCTGAAACGTGAAGCTTCTCCTTGACTTCCTCGGTAGATAGCATCGGATTGAGCATATCGGGGATGATGTCACACAATCTATCTAGGTCATCGTCACTCATTCCGCAAGCGGTGACCTTTTCTCCGTTCTTCTGCTGTTCGTCTGCCTTAAAGCAAGCATCACTCAACGACTTAAAAGCCGTGCCGAGCAACTTATAATTCAATATCTTTCCCATTATGCACAGATTTTACGTCCTAACTTACTTCGACTGATAAACAAATCCACAAAAGAGTACAGATAGAATATTGCCGTTATTACCATGATAGTGTAGCAGGAATCTATCATATCTTTGGTGGTATACCAGCTCCATTCAACGATGTGAGCAGCATTGATGCTTGCAAAGTAGAAGAAGGGAATGCGGTACCTCCAACACAAGAAGAAAAATCGGCTTGCCACTATAAGAACCATAGGTAGAATGTATACCATGAAATATATGTAGAGATAGCAAGGCGTATTTTCTGCGTATGGGATGAACATTTCCCTTGGATGCTGCGAGAAATCCCACATTCCATAAGCGTGGAATAACATAAGCGTAATCGGAACGTACTTGCAGAACCATCGGAAGAACTTCAAAATCCTCCTTGAATATCTGTTACAATGCTTCATCAGCAAATCCATCACCTCACTGATGTCCTTGTCTTGCAACCACTTTAATAGGTTGTCTTCGTCTTCTTTATTCATAAGCGTTGATTTAAATTTAATGATGGTGCAAAGATACACTTTTATGCGCAAAATCAACGAAAATGAGAATATTTTTGTGTTAAACTTCATAAAAAAGTAATAACCTGTAAGTTCTGTTACCGATTTTTGTTACCAAAATTGAAGAAAATGGTAACAGAAACATTGCACTTTCGCTGACATGATAACAGAGCCTATAGAAAAATTCGATGCAACACACTTCCCTGACGGACGAGAAAAGAACAAGGCGGTCACCATGTGGTGAACCGCCTCATCTGTTCCTATCCTTCTAGTAAATCAACAATCTGACCATAACCACCTACAGCCATGACAGGACAGAGTATCTTCTTGATAAGAATAATGTCCTCGGCTTCGAGGTCCACGTTTTCGGCATCCTTGCCTATCTTGCAGGCTACCCGATAAGCACGCAGCTTTTCTTCGCCCGATAGCTGAATACTCTGATTGTCTATCACCTCGAAGAGCACCTTACCTACAATATCGCCCATAATCTGTGGCTTGTAGGTTTCCTCTCCGCTCTCGTTCTTTACTGGTGATACTATCACCTCACCCTTCCAATTCTTGAAAGGTACATTGAAATTCTTTTTCATATTTCTTACTTTTTAATAATTATATTGCTATTTCCCAATAAACCAATTTACGTTCCAATTACTACCATCATATATTAATTCTGTTGTCTGGTTGTATAGACCCGAAGTGAAGCTATTTTTACAAACTTTGTGCCAACACATATTATTAAGTGATGATTTAATAACAAAGTTGTCACAAAGTTGTAGAAACTTATAATATTGACCTCTCTGAGGTTTCGCTGGAAGTGTAATAGTTACGACTTTGGTTACTATAACGAAACAATCCATATCCGTCAACTCCATACTTCTGTCTATTTTCCTGGTCATCGGTCTAAATCCTCCATACATGCCATGTTCTGCATATATTGCAAAGTTACCATACACTGCATTATTCAAATTATATACAGGATTATTGTACTGCTGAGAATCATCGCACCCTGTTACAGAAATGCGTATACCAGACTTCAGAGTATCATCACCTACGGAAAAGATATCCTCTATTAAAAGATTACTCAATAATGCTGGTAACTGGTAAGTAGTCCGATACTCACCAAGCCAAACCGTCCTTTTTCTTTCCGATTTCCATGTATGCGTATCTGGATTTAAAGTCCTGCTATATCCACGAAACAACATAAAGTTATTGTATAAGGCGAAACCAGGCTCCTCATCATCGTATCCAGATATATATCTGAGACTCGTTTTATCCAATAAAAAACAGCCAAGCGTGGCACTTGTAGATACCATGTGCCCTTCATTGGTAACATAGAATGGAGATTTAGCTGCCGTATCAGCACCAACAAACAACGGAGCATTGGCATTATTCACCTTGCACGCGTCAATCTCGTAGTTACCGAAATAACCTACCTTGGTAGTTCCATCCTCAGACTTCGCCCAAAGATGCTTAACCTCGATTTTATCTGCATCAATCAGGTTAGCATTGAGCTTCTTGCCTTCTGTATCAAAGAGGGCAATGGTGCTGCCATCACTACCAATAACGCTCGTCTGCTTCGCCTTGATAGCAACTTGATTTCCGCTAATAACAATACCTGCCGCAGCCAAATCCTTAACCAACTGAGAAAAGTCTGCAAGCTGACCGATACTCATCTCCTTGTTGGTAATGAGCGTAACTTTCTCCCTGAATACCTCTTCATTGTCAGTACGTGCCTTGCGGTTGACACGCTGCGAGGCAAAAAGATGTACTACCTTTTTCATAGGCTGTTATCCTCCTTTTAATGAGTACTGATATAATTGTCTATAACATCCGTAGCTACAGCCTTCGCCTTCGTGCGCCATGATTGCATAGCTTCATACTCTGCTTCATGCTCCTTATCATCGGCATCAAGCTTCTTGCCATCCGCAATTTTGGCAAGATTGGCGAAATGGTTATTGATGATAGCTTGCATCTTGTCGGTCGGATAAGCGGATGAGACGATTGCATCAACTATCTTACCTCGCTCCAAAGGATGCTCGATACGGACAACGTGGGCAGCATAAGCCATTCGGGTGTTTTTTTTACCTTCGCTGCTATCCATGCTATTTTCCAACTCAATCTGTTCAACATCGAAATTGATGCGAATAGTATTACCCTCATACTCAATCAGATTAGGTGAGTAATCGAATGTAGACTTTCTAATATCCATGATATATCCTTTCTTTTTAAACTTTACACTTATGCTTTTGTTCCTACAATTCTAAAATCAGGGTTTCCACTCTGATTCATTCTACGCAGCTTGCCCATAAATGGGAACTTTTTGTTGTCTGAGCACCATCGCAACTGGTCAACAAGCTTCTTATTGTTAGTAAAGAACTTAAACTTCTGTCCATTTTCCTCAACGCTAACAACATTACTCTTCCCCGATTTATGAACCTTGCTATCTACGTCAAATTCAACATCAAGAAAAACGATAGGTCTTTCAGCGAAGTAGCTTGCGCTCATTCTCTGACCTTCAAACATCTTCTTTCCGTTTGCGTCCCTGTCCTCAATTTCGGGCATATCAAAATCTTCAAAACTATTCATTTTCGTTATCATTCTCCAAAGATTAAAACCATTACAATGCATCAACCACCCTTTATAGCTCATAGCTACTTGGTATCTTCTCATTGGGTCTTTAAGGTTATGCATCTTCTTTTTGAATTTCTCCTTCATGCGCTTTCTTAACATTGTATGATTGAAATAAAATCGGTAACCGACAAAATCAAGGAAATGAGCTTCATCAATTATCTGCATTCCGATATTATCGTGCAACTGCTGGTGCATCACTTTATCAGCATATTCCAATATGAAGTTGATGGCTTTCCATACTTCCTTCTCGTTTTTACCCAATATAATGACATCATCACAATATATTTCTACCTTAACATCAAATTTCCTACATACTAATCTACATAAGATACTCATATAGAAATTGGTAAGTGTCTGAATAGGATATAGACCAATACCTAGACCTTTCGGTAAGGCAAAGATAACTTCATGCAAAATTCTTCTAACGCCTTTATCGGTAAAGAAATCACACAGAGATTTGTATATCTCCTGCTGGTCTACGTTCTCATAGAATTTAACGAAGTCAAGTTTGCAATAGTACAATCTTCCACATGACTTATTCTCGTCTATCCATCTTTCTGTTCTGCGCTTCGCATAAATCATTCCTCTGCCTTTTACACTTGCCCCACTCTCTATGTAGAGAGCTCTTATAAGGTACGGCATCAGAATTTGCATCAAGGCATGCTGCTCAACGTGGTCTGGGTAGTACGGAAGCTTATGAAGCTTTCTTACCTTACCGCAAGGGCATCGTCTCATACAATCGTGCCCTTCGCTAGTCTTATAAGTTCCATCTATAAGACTTCTCTGTAATCTCAAAAGATTACCATTATAGTCTTTGTCGAATATAACCACTCCCTTCTTTCCTTCCTTACCCTTGCGTGATTTCCTTACCGCAATATTGAGGTTAGTCATATCACTGACAAGCTCTACTCTGACCTTTCTGTGCTTCTTTCGCAGTTTAGCCTTTCGCTTATACGCCAGCTCTTGTGTGTCCGTCATTTTTATACTTCAACCAATATTTCAAAAATCGCTTTCCTTATCAATAGGCTTTCTACACTCTCGGCTCACTGGCTTTCGGCACATACGTACAACTGTATCACTTACTTGCGAGAGGGGACTCTGTTGTAGTCGGACATACCCAACTGCTCATACCCAACGCCTTTAATCTTCGCTCTGTCGGAATAAATATCCCTCCATCGAGACAGGTTCAATCATGTGCTCTCTCGTCCAAAAGCTATCCCGTAGCTTTACGACTTGCGAGGAACAGTGTAAATTATATAGTCATTCTAAAAATAGAAATCTTGTGTAGTAATTCAAGCGAGCGCCGATGTTCGTCCTCGAGTTCGAGAAACCGTTGTTCGAGTTCGCATACGAAAGACCGCATTGCGACCTGTTGTTAGCGTTACCCCCAACGTTCAGCAGCTCCATGATGTATCACCTTTTCTTCACCCACTCCGTGGTTGTAGAAAATCTTATCGCACGGAATTGGGTTATTTATATTTTTGTGCTTCTGCGAATCCTATTAAAAGGAGATTTCAACTTTTTAGTTTCAATCTTGCGTTTTATATTATTTTTATAAATTCTCTATTTCTGTCTAGCTCACTGGCAGATGTGCAGCCAACGCTAGGCGTTGTCTCACATCGCCATGAGCTCCGAACCGCTCACGATTGTCGGGTTTCCGTAGAAAGCCAAGCGAGCGCCGAGGTCCGGCCACGAGAACGAGAAATCGTTGCCCGAGTACGCAGACGAAAGACCGCATAGCGACCCGTCGTAAGCGTTACCCCCAACGCGCAGCAGCTCGCCACTTGTAAAAGCCCAGAATCCATCGCAGTAGTACGTACTATCACCGCCTTCTACGGCTTGCGGAAACGCATCCCAATATGCACCCAGTGTCTTTCGTGTAATATACTCTCCATTTGCTGATGACGGAATGGTAAATTTTCGCCCATTTGCCGTATTACTTACCTGATTACCGCTATAGACAACAGCGTATTGGGTATCTCCATCCATGTAGAAACGGATGCCTTGACGGAACTCCCAAAGCTTACCCCATAAATCCTCAAAGCCAAATAATTTGACAGGGTATTGATTACCGAGAGTAGCATCGTTATAGAGCACCTTACCGCTACCATCACCGAGAGATATACACTTACCCATCTGTACATCACGACATGCTTCCCACGATGAACTTTGAAATCCAGAACCTATAACGGATTGACTATTGAGGTTGCCAAAACTTACCTGATATAACGCTTCGATAAGGCATTGAAATCCGTAGTTAGCAAGACCGAATTTAGAACCAAGCTTTTGTGCGCAAGACCAAAAGCTACTCATAGTCCTAGAATACGATGGCGAAACGTTTGGTCTGGAATGTCCTACACTATTACCATCTACATACATTTCGTAAGCACCTACCCAATTAGGAGAATCGAAGGTTTTGCCACCTGAGATAGGGAATAGACCACCGAATTGCAAAGTCTTATTATCAGCCTTGAAATGGCAATCGGGAAGATGAACCATCGTCTCATACTTAGAGGCATCATCCACCTGTGTTCCGTCAGCAAAGAACTCCCAGTTACTAGGGTTTAGCTTTGCAGCATACACCTTGCCGTTAACTACCTTCATCATATATCCACCCATCGCTCTCTGATACATGCTAGCCATAAATGGTGTAGGTAAATCAAACTTCGGATTTGAAGACTGCTCCAAAGTGATTGTAGGGTAGAAGATATTATTACCCATCATCTTCTGAAGGTCACCGAGGCTTAATCTACGAAGAGCACCATCGGCAACAATCAGAAAGGTCTGGTCGGCATTCATTGCCGACACGACTTGTTTCTCTGTTAATTTTACACCCATATATATTATATTTTAAATGTTACTAATCTATCAACGGATTGCCATTCTCATCAAGCAAGTAATTGTCACCTTCGTCAAGGAGATAGTCGTTGGCAGGTCTCTGTCCGTATTCTATCTGTTCTTCAAGATAATCGCTCTCAACATCGCCAAGACCAGATTCCTTGATTGAGAAGTAGCATGAATCTCCCTCTTGCCAAGACTTACTTGTGACGATATTACCGTTAGTTGCTTCGGTATGCCATTGCAATTCTACGATGCGGTTAGGGTATTCAACAACCCTTCCGTTGTACTCCAAAATAGCCTTGTTGCTTCTGTATATCTTACCCCATTCAATATCATTGCATACCATGAACTTAGGCTGTCCGAAAGAAGTATAGAACCTAGAAGCGGAAAATTGGAACTGAGCAACAGCCTTACCGTCTATTACCGCCTTGATGGTATAATTATTCTTCTCTACAAGTCTAAGGTCAAGCACAATCTCTGATGTGGAGATAGAGATAATCTCGTTAGGGCTTGAAGCAGACGAAGCGGACATCTTAGTCGTTCCACGATATAGCTCGATTGCAAATCCGCTTGTAATTCTATCCTTAGACTTATATACATCAATCGGAATATGACATTCATACTGATTGCCGTCAAAGCAAGCGTTTCTTGCTTCCGTAGATGCAGATATGATGTTATTAGCAACCTTATACTCGTAGAGTGCCAGTTTGTCAAGGAATGGGTTATATGATATATCAGTATCTTCCCGAATTCCCATACCATAGGTATCTGCACCCTTATCTGCCGTATACAGAGTGATAGGGTCAGCGGTGATATGCAATACAGAGTTCGTTCTGTAATCATACAGGTCAGCTTCGAATTGCAACTGCTGCTTATCATTACTTGAAAGATTCCTCTTTATAGTGAGTTTACCACGACTAGTAGTATTGCTCGCATCAATACTATACTTACCGCTCCAAGCATTAATCTTAGAGATGTCCTTCCATTCAGTACCAGTAGAAACCTTCCACACCATATTAGCAAGAGACATATTCGACAGCTTGCTATCCCATGATTCATCCTTTGCCGTAGCGTTGACTTGTGGATAAGCAACACATTCATATCCTTCCTGTGTTCTGTCTGGGAAGAATTTATCACCCGACATGGTCTGCATGAATGGAGACTTAGGCGATGCGCACACCACTGATACAGAAACGTCCAAAGGTGCGAATTTTCTATTCGCCTTGTTACTAACTATTGGCATAAGCGTTCCTCCTAATCTTCAACTGTTAAATAAGCATCTGCTGACACCGATACACCTATGATATTCTTGTTCTCGTCAATCGTATCAGCATTCCTTACAATGAATCCATCACTGACGTTCTTTGCCCAAGTCATCGTCTCCGAGCGTTTATTCTCGATGTTACCTTTGCTATCAGTATAGATAACGAAGGTAACATTACCAGTTATACTATTCGGTACTTTACCTGTCTCGCAGTTGGTAACGATACAGCGAAACGTCTGATTACTATCTTCATCAACCTGACCTTCTGAATTAAGGGCAATCTGATAAATATCAGAAATATCATCAATGCTGATACCTGTTCTATACACGGCAGCACCATCAACAACGAACTCAAGGACGAAGAGCTGATGACTATCTACATAGAGTTTGTCCGAATCTCCCGTCTTATCTCTGTGTATAGTGATACCGCTTCCCGGATTTGTGTAAGTTCCTGCAAGGTCTGTTCCGCTGCCACGATACAGATTAATAGAATAGGTAGAAACCTCTCCACCTGCGGAGTTAAACAGCCAAGGTCTGAGGATAGCTTGCGTCTGTCCCTTGCTTAATACCGTAGTATCAGCAGACACACCTCCGAAATAAGATGAGCCACCCAACATAGATACCAATATATCAATGCTTTTCTCCATTGGGTATATACTAGCTCCCAATACGGCATCGCCCGAATAGGTAAGAGTAACGGAATCTTGATTGACCTTAGATGCGAGGTCTGCGACAATAGAGAGAGAACCATCAGTATGATTAAGTTTGAATCTATTATCAACAGTCGAGGTCTCCCATCCAGTACCGCTAGAGCTGAATCCTAAATTTTTTCCGTTGTAAGACCATGCGTGATTTGTCAGTGTTACGTTGTTTTTACGTGCAGAGCAAACAGATGGAGTGATGATAGGATGCGTTCCGCTTTCGCTCCAATTAGGTGACACGGTAAACGTATCTGGGTTCAAACCTTGAAAGAGCGGTACACCATTCGTTTGCAGACTGAGGGATAATGTGTCACCCTTCAATGCTCGTCTGACTGCTGCGGTTGCCGAAAGATGAATTTCTTTTCCCATATTTTTAATCTCCTATTTTTTAAACTTTAATATATTCTTGATGAATTTTTCCTGTTGTGGTCGTTGCTGTGAATACAAATTTCGCAGTATCACCCTTGCCCAAATCGTCTTCTGTTCCATCATTAGACCAGACAATATCTATTGAGCCATTGAAGTTCTTAACCTTATCTTTAGTCGCCCATGCAGCATCATCTAAGGAATCATTGGTTTTGCGTGTCACCTTCCATGAAGCTACTCCGTTTGATACATCTTTATCACCAAGCATTAGCTTGCAAGTAATGTTGTGTGTCTCGCCTATAGAGATACCGCTGTAAACAATATCTGTATATAGGATAACTTGCGGCTTATATATATTCGTAGTCGCCTTCCAATAAGGTGAATCCTCAGATGGTTCATCTGTTGTGGTCTGTCCTTCTGGAGAGATACAGAGCCATCTTGTGCCAAGCCATGTAACCTCATCATAGTAGCTGTATTCCGTACCTTCCTTCCAATCACCACGATAGACGGGAGTCCAAATCTTCTCTCCGTCAACGGTGGTTATGTGGTAGTACTTTGACACGATGTTGATGCCGTTGAATCCTACATCGAAGATGGATTTGCCTTTAAGAGAATAGGAGTTGATACCTCGGTACATGGTGAACGTAGGTGCGGAATCTCCTTCGGTCTCCATCATCAGAAGGTGCTGTCGGCTTCTGTCACTTCTGTTACCCATGAGGACGATGGTATCTCCTACAGCAGGGTTATCCGAGCCTTCCATGCAGTTGTCCTTCGCAATCTGAATCCAAGCGAACTTCTTTCCGTCGTAGAGTTCGTGACCTTCCGAATCCGTGATTGCCTCGTTCTCGGCTGATACCTTTGTGACAAGTCTCCAGTAATCTTTGTTGCTGACGTTCTCATAGACACCAGCCTTGATGTTGAACGTCTTGCACCTAACTTGGTCTTCCACCTTGAATGAGTTGATAGTGGCGGTCGTTCCATCATCAGCGAGGAGATAGCATTTCCAGCCAATCAGCTCATTCGTTGTCTCGCTATATACTTCCTTGATGTAGCTTATCTTACCAGCAGCAGGGGAGAGGACGATATTACCTCCAACGTAGCTGAGTTCACGTATCAAGAGGGTGTTGAAAATTGCCTTACCCCATACTATCAAATCCGTAAGCAACATTTGAAACTTACCATCGCTTCGTTGCTTAATAGCAAAACCACTCTGCTCTGCCTCGTTAAAATCGAGTGATTTCAAGAGATTCACCAACACACTAGAGAGGATAGCGTTACCACTTCCGTCTATGCTAAACTCATTTGAGTGACCGAGGAAGAAGCCTTGCAAGAACTTCTGTACCTTTTCCCAAGTGATAGTTCCTTTTGCGGTGTTATCCTGCAGCCTAGATACAAACTCCATCCTAGAACGTCTAGCAGAATAAACGTTACTATCGGATGCAGGAGTGGTATCGTTCATGCCGATTACATAGACACCTCCACCATTACCGCTTCCTGTGCCGCCTATCTGCATTCCATTCACCTTGATGGAATCAACCTTGTCTTCCAACTTACCCAACCGGCTAGTAGCTGCCTTCTCGCCAACCGTGTACTGAGGGTGGTCGTAAGGGACATCCAGAGGTATCTCCATGCCGATGATACGAGAGTTTCGGTAGTGCTTGCCATCCGCATCCACCTGCGCAAACATATCATTAATCAGCTTTACCTGTTCACCGAGAGGATGGTAATCGTATGTTCCATCATTGTAGAACTTATCGCCATCCATCGTGCAGGTGAAGTTTGAGTTGCTGATCATGGTTTTCTGATAGTACTGCTTCGCTCTATCGAACAGAGATAACTGAGCAGTAGGGATGAGGTCCGTATCTGTAATCTTGGTTGCGTCCCAATTGAACAGGAAGTACTTATCACCTACCTTCGGGCACATAACGCCATCGGGAAGAGTTCTTCCGTAAGTGTCATTAGCAACAATCTCAAAGTAGTTAACCTTGTCAATGACTTTGAAACTAACATCGAACTCCATACCCATGAGAGCACCGCTAGTGAACTTGATGCCTAAAGTGAGGTTACTCTTTATCCAACTCTCCTTGAAGCTATTAGTGAAAGAGTCTGTAGAAGTGACCTGCCAAAACGTCTGTGTAGTCTTAGTCCCGTCTTCGTTATCAACAGTGCTATCGTAGGTCTTGATTCTGCTCACCCTGCATTCAACCTTCGGGTATTCGTCCTCGAACATCACGACACCTTCGATAGCCTGCTTATCGTTCTTCACAACATTCACGTTCTCCAGGTAGCCATCCTTTGCGTAGAAACCATCACTATCCACTTCCTTGTTAGGGAGCATGAGGTAATCAGTAGCAACACCATCGGTAGTGACGTCCGCATCGGCACCAGTGAAATATCCTTTCGGGATATTCCTGTCTGAGCCGAATGCGTACAGTCTTGTGATATAAGTTGACTTAGATTCCGAATAGGACATAGACAGAACATTAACATCTTGTTCGAATGTTGTCTGCCCTTCCATTTCGCAATATCCAAGGTATATAATAGAGCCATCTATCCACCACTCGCAGTTGAGTGCGTCTTCGGAACAGATAGCGTTGAGAGCATCAAGAATACTGATGGAGCCGTACTCGATCAAGAATCTCTTCTGGACATCGAAAGCCTTGTTGTTGTACGTAGTGTAGTCAACGGAGAAATCCTTGCCATTGTACGTAAGCCCTAGCGCCTTTAGGTTGCCGAGTATAACGTTCATGTGTACACCTACAGTTGTTGTGAGGTTGAAGGAGGTCTCGTTGGCTCCGTGCTGAGGGCGATACTTGCAAATCTTATTCTTCCAAGACATATAGTAGGCATCCATCTGCATTTCGTAGTCGTAGCCATCACTATTATTGTGCTTAGGGAAGTATGATGATGTAAGCTCAAAGTAACCGAAGTCGGGAATCTCCACGGAATCACCAATCTCGAAATAGATAGGAGTAGCCGTAGTGAACTTCAATATGATGTAGTGGTGGTCCATAAGCTGATATGACAGCTTAGAACCCTCACCGAAGTCCTCTAATGTGAAGAACACCTTGTTGTTTCTCTTAATCTGAATCATGAGCTTGCGTATTTACTTGTTTCACCTCTGTCACTAGGGTCTGGCTCGTTGAGCTTTAGGCTGAACTTTGCCATTTCCCGAATGCACTGACTAAACTGAGTGCAGGAGAGATAGATACACCGATACCACACATTAGGCTGGAATCGGGTGCGGATAACCAACTCTCCCTTTGCAAGAACCTCCTCGCAGAACCTAGAATAGTTCGTCATGAACGTATCTGTGTCCTTGGCGGTCATATTGAACGGCAGCGTTATCTCCCTCTCATCCAATCTAGGATTGTGCTTGATAACCGACTTCCCGTCCTTTGAGCGATATTTGTTGCTGATGAACTCCTTGTTTGGTGCAGGGGTCATGAGCGCACTGAGGGCAGTTTCGTCTAATAATATGCCCCACGTAAGATAGGCATCCTTGCCATTGATATAAAGTTGACCATTAAGCATAACTATTTAATCATTAAATAACCTCATAGGCTTCGCTGTGAGCCGCTTTTGCTATTGCCGAGTATAGTTGTAAGGGTTGACGAGCGAAAAGCCTATAGAGGTCAAATATCCTTTAATCTTCTGTTCATGTCATCCAGCTTGGCTCCGAAGTCATTATATGTAAGCTTTGAATACTTCACGATGTCTTCGAGGTAGCTGTTTGTCATAATCATCATGTTTCTAATCTCCAATACTGCGCCATTGGTTGAGATTCCGAGTGTAACGATGCTCTCCATCTGTGATATGGTGGTAGTCATGTTCTGAGCGATGGATTCTCCTGCTATCTGCAGGGCGGTGAAGCGACCATTCAGCTCGTCTGCGGTATCTTGCCCCATAGATGCCCATCCTCCGCTTGTTGCGGTCTGTGATGAGGATGAGGAACCAGTGTAGCCAGTTACCTTTGCCCACTCGTCACGTCTCTTCAAGCCTTCCTGGACAATATCATCGTAACGCTTGTTGAATGCTTCTATGTCTGTTTCGGTAAGCTTGCCATCGTTGTCCTTGATAGCCTTCGCCCAATCATCATAGAGCTTCTTCAAGTCTCCGTTGATAAGGTCTTCCATAGAGTAGGAGAGAAGAGCCTTCTGCATCATTTCAGCGAAATCGTCTGCAAAGTCCTGCGCTGACTTGCTCATATCCATAAGGTCTGACACGAAGCTATCCTTCATGCTGTCAAAGGAAATCTGCGTAAGGCTTTCATTCAGCTTGTCTGATAACTCATCCAGCTTGCCCGCTTGGTCTATGTAGTCATTCAACTTCTCCGTCAGACGCCCACCATAGTTACCCTTTCCAGTGTTCTCAATGTGCTCCCAGATAGCAACGTTGCCACGGAGGAGCTTCATTTCCTCTGGACTAAGGGAGAATAGGTCGCCATTGAAGTCTGATTTGACGTTCTTCTTGATCCAATCCATCTCATCACTACCGAAGCCACCCCAATAGCGATTCCATGAGCCGTGCGAACCGTGATAACTTGCCTGCGCTTTTGCGATGTCGAGGTAGTTCTGATTGGTCTTCTGCTGATTCTTATAGGCTTGCTCGTAGTATGAGGTTGCCTTGGAACCATAGGAGTTTTCCATTGCGTCAGTCAAATCCTCGATGGATTGCTGCAAGAGGGTGTTTCTGTCCGTCAGTCTTTCGATGGTGTCATTGACTTTCTTTGCATTTCCATCTACACCGAACAGACTATTGAAGCCACCGAATGAAAGCGTGTTGAGGATATGAGAAACGTTGTTCCCGATACTCTTCAATGGCTTCATAACGATGTCACCCGATAAAGCATCATCGAGGATGCCCGTTACTGCGCCAAAGACCGTGTCCATGAGGTTGCTGATGAGTGTTCCGAAGCCATCTTTCAGAATATCGAGGATGCCGAGTATTGCGGAAATTATTTCACCTGCCATACCGCTATCCCCTAAAGCTTTCGTCAGAGATTTAGCTGCGTCACTATCTTTACCGAGCAATCCTTGGATGCCCTTTGCAAGCGTGTTGGCAACGTCCTTCTGCATAGTACCGCCGAAAAGCTTGTCAAGCCCTAGAATGGAGTTTCCTATGCCTTTGAGTGACCCCGATGTGAGGCCTTGCAAACCATTTTCAAGCTGCTGAAACTGAGAAACTGCCTTCTGTGCAGATGTCTGCAAGTCTGATGATGCCTTCTGAACTGATGAACCGAACTCCAAAACGTTGTTAGATGCGGTAGCAAGTACGCCCTGCGCTCTAGAGAGGTTGGCTTCAGCCTTGCTGATACTTGTCTTGTCACCGCTCTTCTTAGCCTTGGCGAGGTCTTCCTGCGACTTGGTAACGGCTTTCGTGGCTTCAATCTCTCGCTCTTGTGCGTCAATATAGCCCTGCATGGCTGACTGATAGGAGTTTATATCGTCAGAGACTTTCTTGAAGATGTCGCTATCCCAGATGGTGGCAGAACCTTGTAGCTTGGAGATAAGTTCCTGTATAGTCTTCTGCTCATTAACATCTGTTGTGCTCTTGGAGAGCTCTTGCAGCTTCTCAATGGTAGGCTCAAGTTGGTCCTTGAACATAGCACCGAAGTCTCCGAAGACGCTTCCCCAATCGATGTTCTGTCTGATGGCATTTATCTCGATGGTTTGGAGGTCCTTCTTTCTCTGCTGCTGAAGAGAGAGCTTTTCGCCTTCCGTCTGAGCCTTGGCAATCTTCTCCTCGTACTCCTCGGCAATGGCTTGCTTCTGTTGATAGAGAGAACCATACTCCTTCAAGTAGTCACGCATAGAGGTGAGGGCTTCCCTGTTGACCTCATCAAGCTTCTTGTTATACTCTTGGGTAGCGAGGTCTCTTGCCTTATTGAGGGCATTGGACTGAGCAGAGGTAAGGGTTACTTTCTTGCCAGCTTCCTTGTTTTTCTTCTTGAACTCTGCTTCCTGCTTGTCAATCTCGGCTTTGCGCTTGGCATAGTCGTTCTTGATTTGAGCAAGCTTCTTCTCCGTGCCTTCCTGCATCTGAGATATATCGGTGTCGATATTTTCCTGCTGCAGCTGCTTCAAGTCCTCGTTCAGTTCCTCCTGGGCCTTCTTCCGGTCTTCTGCTAGCTTCTTGGCATCGGCGTCTGCTTTCTTTGCTTTGGCAGCGTTCTTCTTGGCATTGGCTTCTGCCTCTTCCTTCTCGCGCCGCTTCTTCTTGGCATCGTCTTCTGCCTTGGTCTGCCTGGTGTTCGCCGCATTGGTGTAATCCCATCCTCGCTGTGCGATATCTTTGGTTGACATCCATTTGCCATTGACCAGCGCACCAGACTTCTTGTTATTTGCAAGGTCGCGTGCCAAAGCAGAGAAGTATTTACCTAAGCGTCCTAGCTCCGGAATATTCATATTCTGCATCCACGATGGTATCTTGGTATCGAAGTTGACGTGGAAGTTGATGTTGTTCTCGGAATAGTTCTGCATGAACTCCTTGACACGGTTGTAGAGAACGTGTACATCCTCGCCGGCACCCTGGAGTTGCTTCTGCAAAGCATTTATCCTTTCCTTAGTAGAAGTGGCCTTGTTTCCGAAATCCTCTGTTGCATCTGCAGCCTTGTTGATATTATCTGCCTCCTCGGTATGCAGCTTCTTTGCAGCTCGAAGTTCATAGAGATAACCAATCAATGCCTTCCTGGCATCGCTTGTCTTGTCTCCTGTAAAACCGAAAGCATTAGCTAGCTTTTCTGATTCGGATATCAAAGAAGCCTCTAACTGATTGTATTGCTTCAGATAGGTCTGATACTCCTTGGAGTGCTCATTCAAGCCAGCCATCTTCTGTGTTAGGTCATCAAACTGCTTGATAACCGAGTCAGATACGATGTTCTGTATGCCGACGGCTATACCGCTGCTAGAGGTTCCATAATCCTTCAACTTACCCAAAAGGGCTTGCTGAGCGCTATCCACACGGTTGTTGTATTCTTCATTAGCCTTGGAGATTGCATTGGCTCTGTTGCGCTCTGTGGCCTCCAGCTTGATTTGTTCGACGAGTTCTTTAGATTTATCTATCTCCTGCTGCTTAACATCCACAAGGTTGCTCTCGTCTTCCTTGATCTTGTCAATAGCAATCCCGTAGTTGTCATAGATGTTTGACAGCTCCTTGATGGTGTCCTTGTAAACCTTGGAGCCTTCCTTTGCAGTCTTCAGAATGGAGATTAGCGACTCGACCTTGCTTGATGCTTCATTTGCACTCTCGGTAAATTTGGAAGTCTTGGTGGCGGCATCCTCAGCGCTATTGCCGAAAAGATTGAACATCGTGACTCCAGCTGCTACTGCACCAAGAACCAGACCGAGAACATTTGAAGAAGAGACCAAATTGAACAGAGCCATGGCATCCTTGGCGGTTGTGATAGACTTCGCTAAAGACAAGAATGCTTTCGCACTCTCCCAAGCTACCTGTGCCTTAGATATTGCTATCATTGTTATCACCGCAGCCTTGTATGCTCCATACGCTGCAACGACAGTCATAAGCACCTTGCCTACCGTCTCCCAATTCTCAACAAGGGTGGAAACGACTCCCAATCCGGTATTGATAACACCCTCCTGGGATTTGCCGAGGTCATTGAACATCTGCTCGATGGCATCCTCAATGTTGCTTATCTGACCTGTAATAGTCTTGGACTGAGCCTCCATCAAGCCACCGAACTTGCTACCCTCGGCGGTCATACTCTGCATTGCCTGGATGAAGATATCGCTGGTAACCTTGCCTGCCTTGATTTGCTTCTGGACCTCCTTGATGGCATTGGTAACGTCAAGACCCATAACCTTGGCTATCTCGTCTGCGATAGGAATACCTCGGTTGAGGAACTGATACAAATCCATCGTGTCCATCTTACCCTTGGCGATGGTGGTGCCGTAAAGCATCACGAGGTCTTTAAGGTTTAGACCCATACCTGCTGCAACGTCTCCCAATCCGATAAGCGTCTTGTTGACATCCTCGGCCGCTACGTTGAACGCAAGGAGCTGCTTGGCTCCCTCTGTAACGTCTTCAACCCCGAAAGGTGTGACGGCTGCCGTGCGGATTAACTGCTTCATGAGAGCATCGGCTTTCTCCTCAGACTGCAACATCGTCTTGAATGCCATTTCTGTCTGCTGGAACTGACCGCGGACCTGCATCATCTGATTGACGAACTTGCCAATGCTCCAACCGCCAATGGCAATGTTCATACTGTTCTGTATATTCGAGATTACATCGTCAATAGACTTTCCGTCCTTCTCAACCCTCTCAGCAGTCTGATGAACTGCGTTCTGAATGTCTCGAAAACCGGAAACGACCTTGGCTGTCTCGACTATTGTATCGAATTTAATGCTTGGCATAATGTTCTATTTTTCCTTGAATTTATACTCAGTTATAAAGAATCGCCGGGGAAACACCAAATATGAGTGTCCGATATGGGAACTTTACGTGCGTGCGCAGGAAGACTTCGGTTAAATCTCGGTCTCGGACTCTATAACCGCCTTCATTACCGCCTCCTTGTTGTTGCCATCGATGACCTCTTCCCCTGCTGCCGGTATATGGGCTTTCTTCCTCTCCTCGTCAGACAGATAGATTGAAGTAATCTTGTCTTTGAGCATGAGAGTCAGGTTGTTATACGATATTCCCCATACCACGTAATCGAAAGTCCATCCGTATCTTTCGCAAGCAGCGTCTATTAGAGTTCCCCATATTGTCTTTCCTCCGAAGATAAAGCTATTCTCCGACTTCTTTGCTGCGTTGACCTTTGCCATACGCTTCGCTTCTTCTTCCATTCCTGTCTCTTTGGCTATTGTCTGGTATGAGTTAGCCTTAAGGATGATGATGAGTAGTGTAGCTATATCCTCGTTGGAGCATTCTTTAAAGATTAGCTCCGTCTGCTTGCTTACGCATTTGGAGTCTAGTATTTCGTTCTTTGTATTGAGTGAGTGATATGCAATCAATCTGCAGCATGTCTCCCTTTTGGTGTTTGCAACTCGCAATGCTTCCAAGAATGGATCTGCTTGAAGTAACTCTTTGTCTAGCTCCAAGCTATCTACTAACTGCGACGTTAGGTACATCATGCCCAGTGTAGTAGGGTAGATGTTAACGTGAGCGTGCTCAGTATCAAAGCCTATCGGCATATCTGTGAGCGTATTCGATATAATGATTCCTAACTCTTCCATATCACTCGAATTTAAATTGTTGGCACCCAAGGCAGGACTCGAACCTGCGTCTTTCAACCAGCTTTTGAAGACCCTGGATTTTTTTTGCATGCGACGGACTATTTGGTCTCGCTCTCCCAACTGAGCTACTTGGGTAAGTTGCCGGCTGATAACCCTCAGTCGGCGGAAGGGATATTAGAATATGCCTATTACTCTGTGTAGTTTTCCGTGATTTCAGCAGGAGGGGTATCACCGTCCTGCGGCTTCTTGAAAGTCAAGGAATACTTTCCACCTGTTCCATTTGCGGCGGTGATAACACGCCAACGGTAAGCACAATAGACCTCCTCACCCTTTGCGTTTGTAGTCTTAGCCACCACGTCACCCTCCGGGATGAGAGCTGCGTGGGTATAAGTGATGGAAGCACCTTCTTCTGTTGTATAGCCCTCCTCGGCACCGATGGTGGTATTACCCATGTAAACGCCAGGGAGCTCGGCGTCTTCTGGCTGGATAGCCAAACGGTAGTTACCCTCAATGATACCATCAATAGTCTTGAATGGCTGCGACTGGTTCTTCTTGATAAAGAGCTGATATACAGCCTCGTAGGTAGACTTCTTTGTCTTGCGGTCAACAATTCCGCCACCTTCCTCAACCTGGGTCATAGTATCGCCTTTCGTTGGAGTAACAGTAGTAGTGCCATCCTTTGGAGTTGGGAGCTTAGTCCACTCGTTCTTTGTACTACCTACCTTTTGAACGTAGATAGTACATTTGCCCCATGATGTTACTGACATAATTTAATCGTTTATGAGTTTATATTCAACTTGATTATTTATTACATGTTCTCCCGTGCTTGCTGCATATACCCTCTGCTCAATAGCGTGGGCCGCATACTCGCTCGTTCTGAACGTTTCCAAGAGATTCCAAGCCATTTTGCAGATTTCGTCAACTCTGATAGTGTTCTCCTCGAACTGCCCATCTACGTCCTGGTCTTGTATATATATATTTACATTTATAATTGCCGTTTGAAGCTGCGTTCCCTCATTAGCCAAGATGGAGATAACGACATCTTCCTTATGAGAATTATGCGGTCTCATTGTCTTTGACAGCTTGCCATTGACGTTATTCATGAAACCACTTTCATTGATGTACCGGTAAACATCTGTCTTAATTGCTCCGTCTGATTTCATATCTTCCACTTGTTTATTTCATTAACTGCTGAGTCTATTGCTGTCTTCACACGCTGCTCTACAATGGATGTGGCCCATATCTTCGTTGATGCGAGAACATCCTTGCTTTCCAAGGCTTCCACCTCTCCTGCGTATTCCATTCCGGCAACGACAACCAAAGCATAAACCCTGGAATATTCCTTAGCAAGGTCATTGATCATCTTCTTGCCCTTTGCAGAGCCGTCTGTGCCACTGAGAACCTGCGAAAAGGCTGATTCCATATATTTACTTCCCTGCTCGTACACGGCGAAGCCTATAGAACTTCTTAGGTTGCCCGTATGGTCTATCCAGCTTTCCTTGGCAGACCTGTTACGGATTCTAACCACAGATTCGTCTCCTAGCTTGCTCAATGCCTTAAGCACATTCTCCTGTATCTTCCTTGCGGCTCTTTGTAGGAAGGCATCGAGAGCGGAAGCGCTGGTTGTCATTCTTATGCCCATATCTTACACTGGAGTTGATAACGATGAAATCCCTTGACTTTGATAATTACCTCCTCAGCCCCTAAAATTTCTAGCTTGATAAAATCCCCATAAGAGAACTTTTCAATTCCTACGGGCAAATTATGCACTTCGTAGGAGTAGTAATCAATAGAACCGTCAGATGTAACTAACTTGTTGGCCTCGCCAGCAGGAACTACATCACAAGTGCAGCAGAACTTCCACTCGGTCTTGCCCTGGTGATAATTTCCATCATCATCTGTATAGCCAGCTACCTTCTGCTGCCGGTATAGCTTTGAGGCATGAAAACTCAATAGACTCATCAGCAATTAATGTAAACTGTCGGCTTTGGAGTAAGGGAAACCTCCTCCTCGCCGATAGAGTTATATAAACGATTGACTTGAACTAATATAGCCTTTCGCTGGTCTTCCGAGAGGGAACCTATTGATTTGTCCGCTTCGGAGAAGCTAACGGCTTGTATGAGAGAAAGCAGACAGTCGGCAAGCGTTCCTTTGTAGGCGTCACTTCTGGCAACGTCACCAGTGAACTCTGATTCGATATCGAGGTCACGCTTTATACAAGCGTTTTCCACGAAACCATAGGGGATAGGTATGTGTACCTCATCCACCAAAGCTTGTCCGACCGTCTTCATGATTACTCCTCAGCTTTAGCTGCGTTATCCTTGAACTCCTTCTTCTTTGTAGGAGGCAGCTCATTGTAGGCATCAATAACCTCCTTGTCGCTGGCGTCACTAGGAAGTGTAGCACCAAGAGCGTTGAGAGTTGTGATAGCCTCCGGCTTCTTGTAGGTCACATCAGAGATTGTTACCTTAACGTCCTCTGTATCTACTTTCTCATTTTCGGTATCAACCGAAACGTCTGGGTCTGCCAGCTTAGTATTAATCTGATAAATTGTATCAACGTCCTCGATGACAGGCAAGCAGTATGCCTGCACCGCAGTTGTCTCACGCAATGGATCAGTTGTTGAATACTGAGAGATAAGCTTGTAATCAATCTGCTGATAGGTTACACCTGGCACTCTGTTGGTTGCCTCTGCTACCTGACCGTAAACGAGGGCACCAATCATCTGTGAGCAGACACCGATAATCATATCGTTGTTCCAAGGCTTAACACTCTTCTTCGCACCATCATGCTCCAAGCGGACAGTACGGTTGATGATGCGGAATGATACACCGGTCTCGTCCAAGAATGCCTCCTGGAATACGCTGGCAGTAGGAACCGGCAGCTTTGTGTTGGAGTCATAAGTCTGACCCTTGTAGTTGGCAACAAGCTCGCGAGCGTCTTGTGCCTTCTTCAGTTCGTCAAACTTAGCCTTACCAATCCAGAAGATCAAGATGGTGTTGCCGTCATTCGATGCTCGCTCGATACATTCTTTCAAGTCTGCAACGGTAATACCAGTATTAACATTGTTGATGCCGAGCTGATTTTCTGGCAAGTACTGATACTTGATACGGAGCAACTCCTTTGGATTATCGTCGTCACGAACAGCTACATAGCCGTTAGAAAGACCATACAGAAGGGCGTACTCATTACGCTCATCAACACCGACATTACAAGCTACCGGGTCCTGCGCCAACTTACGGCGAATCTCTGCTGTCTGACCGCCCTGTGCTTCCATGAGTCTGAGAGCGAGGATATCTGACTCCTTCAAGAACTTCTTCATACCGACCTTTGGCAGTTTGCCGTTGGCGGTTGAAATCTTATCACGAGACTTCAAAGGAACCGGAGAATCCACTGCCACGTAGTCAGCAGCTACGTAAGAGGTATCAACTGTGTCGGCTTCCCATTTGTTGTCGGGAGAATAAACGCGGCGGAGGATGGATGTATCTTTGTGGAGATACGTCATCTCGTTCTTGCGCTTACCATTAATCTTCTCAATCAAAGTCTTCAGGATTGGGAAGAAACTCAAGATATACTTAAGAAATAAAGAACTCTGTTGCATAAATCACCTCCTTAACCGATTGCATCGTGTCCCCACTGAAGAGTAGGAACGGCTGTTTTCAAAGCTGCCTTGATTGTATCGACAGGATAAGGGACAGCCTTATCATTAGCCTCACCTGCCGTCATAACACCTACATGAGGGGTATCTGCCGGAGCTGTTGTCATACAGATGCCAACATACTCGTGGCTCGTTGGCAAAGAAGCATAAACCTCACCTGTTACAGGCATTGGCTTGTACTCGCCAGACGTAGTGTCACGAATGATAATGTGTCCGCACTGGATGAACTCTCCAGAGAAACCTGTCATGTCAAGAACGACACCACCCATGATGCCATTCACGTAATTTCTGATGATTACAGACTCCTTGCCTGAATCAAACGTTTTTGTCTTGCTTACGCCATACATAACTTTTAAAATTTAAAGATTACATTGTTTCGGCAAGCTCATCAATCTCATTGTCCTTGATAACCTCAACCTCATCCTTCTTAGGCTTTCTCTGAGCCGCAGGAGCACCAAGTTTTCCGAGACCTTCGTTAGCACGCTCTTGATCGATAGCTGCCAAGTCCTCCACAACACTGTCGTAGAAATCATCGAAGTCAGATTCGTTCTCGAACTTCATCTTGTCGAAATTCTTCAAGACAGTCTTTCCGAACGTACCTTTGTCCTTAAGGAGTGCCTTCAGCTTAGAACGGCGGCCATCATTCTCACGCTCTGACTTCAAACCGAGGATTTCGGTCTGCAAGGCTTTGTTCTGAGTAATGAGTGCCTGCGCCCATGCTGGGACCTGCTCATCTTTCTCTTTCTTCTGTTTGCGGATTGGTTTCTTGTTGCCGGCAGGGTCATCATCATCGTCATCGACCTCGTCGTCATCCAAGTCTTGACTATCCTTAAAACTCTGGATAGTACGCTGCGCAGTCTTTTGCGCAATCTTAAGATAAGGAAGAACCGCATTGACCTGCTTTTCAATCTCTGCGTTTACATCCTCGTCTGAGGCTTCTTCATCGAGTTCTAAGTTATTGGCAACATCGGCAGCAATACCCTCTAACTCCTCTCTACTGAACCCCAACGCCTTTGATTTGGGTTTCAGAATAACTAAAACTTGCTTCGTTCTTTTTTTCATTCTAACTAAATATTTAATTGAACAATAAAATTCAAGAAATATCCCAGTACGAAGCGATAGCAATAAGTAATGCTGCAAAATTATAAAAAAAGTATTTAATCACCAAATATATTGAAAGAAAATATACTTAATGATTAAATACTTTATGGTTACATATAAATATTAATCTGGATAATTGAGCTTATCCGGTCCAGCTGTGGATAGATATACGGAGAACATACCACATAGCTCTTTTGCTCCTTTTAAGTCGTTGAGCCTATAATTACCGCATTCCACTTCCGATGCACCTGGAATCGTCTTTGATAGCGAACACGCTTTAAAAGCTTCCACTATCATTTCCTTTATTAGCTTTGAAGTCCACGTACCTTTAAGGATAAGATAGAAACCTGTAAGACACCCCATCGGTCCAAAATACAGAACGGAATTGCTAAGAGGGCTATCATTGCGTAGGTAGTCCGCCATCAAATGCTCTATTGTGTGCGCGACAGCAGGTGACATCATATCTTTGTTTGGCTTGCATACGCGAATATCGAATGTGGTAGCAGTCTCCATGCCCCATTTATCTACTCTCGAAACATAAAGACCTGGCTTCAGTTTCGTATGATCAACTTTAAAACTTGGTATCATTCTCTAATAATTTACAAACAACACTAAATGCCTTTTCGGCAAGACTATCCCAAAAACCTGCATACTGCTCGGTCTGGTTCGGCTCCAGGGGATTATCGCTAATAACTCGAATGGACGTAAAACCAATACCCTTCTTGTAGCATACCTGTGCGAGGGCAGCAGACTCCATGTCAATAGCACATACGTTATACGAATTAGGAAGGAAATCCTTAATCGCCAATACCTGCTCTCTCGTAGTGACAAACTTATCTCCCGTAGCTATGGTTCCTAATCGGAATCTTTCATCCATATCAATCCACGAGAAATCAGAAGGAAAGACTGCCGGCATACCTTGAACTTGCCCGTTGGCATTCGGTTCGCCGCAATATACATCGTGGTAGCAGTACGAATTGCCAATCACGACATTACCAGGCTTTAAACCGGCAATAGCAGCACCGGCGCATCCTACCGAGATAACTCTTGTAACTTTGCTGGACGTATTCGACGAAAGAAATTCTGTCAAGCAAGATGCCGCATTAACCTTGCCAATACCAGACTTGATTAGAGCTATGTTTTGAACATTTTTGTAGTCAAGCCAATTCTTTGCAATCCATTCGCTGATAAGGTCGTATTCCTTATCCATAGCGGTAACTATGACAATCATTGCGCACCTCCTTTCGTTAGCTTAAGCTTCTTGCAACGGTTGTAAATAGCGTTCTCATCCACGCCAATCTTGGTAGCGATGGCTTTTACCGGGTACTTGCCATACATTCTGCGAATGATGAAATCCTCGTCAGCAGTAAACACGTGGCTCTTGCTGATACCCATTTCCTTCATCTTTCGATGGATTGCCCAATAATTACGATTGAGCTGCTTTGCAATCTCCGTTGTCGTCATCACCAAAGCGTTAACCTTGATGAACTCAATCTCTTCTGCACTAAAATGTTTTCCTCTACTCATTATTTTATATTTGGGTTCATTAAGCCGCCCAAGGCTTTCTTTCTCTTTCTGTTATATCTTCTGTTTGCAGCAATCCTTTCAGCGTTCTCTTTACGATAGACTTCCATTCTTGCCAATAAATGTTCCTTATGCTCCTGGTAGTACCTTCTATGGTATTCCCGGATATCCTCCTCACTTCTCGCCATGAACATTGTCTTTTATAAGTTCGTACAGTGATGGGCTGAGTGTGCTCCATTGATCATTCTCGTCTTTCACGAGATAGAATCCATCAGGAACATAGAACTCTCGATTTTTCAACCTAACTATCAACGTCTGCTTCGTGCGGTCTCCGCTGATAGTCTTTACTAACTCTGAAACGTCCGGGCATTCCCATAATTCTTGAATGCTCTCGGAAGATACTTTAATTGCTACCATATCATTTCTATTTAATGTTTTTACCAATCTAAGTATACAACACCCATCCCATGACAAATACCGCACGTCTTGTTTCCTTCTCCATTACATTCTGGACAACAATGCCGATGTTTAACTATAGGCGCAGGAGGTATCAACATACGAATAAGAGCCATCCTAAAATCTGCATCATGACAATTCTTGATGGCATCTAGTATTTCTTGTTCCGTTAGAATAAACATATCCCTTAAACTTAATTTATGAATATTTACCAATTCCAAATGTCAGCGTATCTTTCATCTGGTGGTGTTTTAATCTTTGGAAATATAGGAGTATTGCTGATAACATGATGGTCGCAACTTCCTGTACTTCCACTAGTAAGTGGCTCTCCGTTACAGACTAATCTATATTTACATTCATCACATTGTATGTAATTCATATCACTTGAATTTAATGATAAAAAACTCTGTATCAAGCCATTTGTCGGGGCATAAGCCTTTCTTAGGCTTTCCGATGGTGATACTTTCAATCTTCTTTTCTACCTTTGGGCTATCGTCATAGTAACCGTTCTTGAAGAGAACGTGGGTGTAAGGTTTGAAATAAGATTCGCCGCTAACCCACATGCCTTGGTTATGACCTTCAATTAGGCGATGCGCCCAATACGGCTTTATCTCTCGATACTCTTCTGTCTTCTCACCTGATACGATTCCATCGAACCATTGCTTACTGACGGTGAGGGTCAATATTTTCTTTTCCATAATTCAAATCTTTAAAGGAAGGCTCGCCACCTGTAAAATCAAGTGTCTAATTCAATATTTACCAAAAGGTGACTCGCCTTCCGAATATTTTTACTACTTTTGCAGTGTCTAATTTTAATATTTATCAATATGAAACCAAAAACAAATGTAGCTATTGTTGTAGCTTGCTCTGTGTCGTTGATCATTAGCATCATCGCACTCTGTCTTTCTGTTCCTCGTAGCCAAGAGTTAGATTTCGACTATCTCGGCTTACTCGTTGGCATTCAGTCTCTCATTGTAACTATCCTAATCGGATGGAATATCTATTGCCTTGTTGACTTAAAGGGGCTAAGAAAAGAACAAGAAGACTTGAAAACAAGTTCCTATATTCAGATACAAAGAACAGCTGCTATGTCTTGTCATGCAGTAAGTGATGTTTATTATCGCTATCTTGTAGGGAATAAACCGAATGGTGACGACTATAATCTCATCTATTATCGACTATCTGAAATATACCATCTATCAATTATTGGTGATTATAAGTTTTGCGAAGCTATAATACAATCATTGCTTGAAATCTTTGTAGAACCTAAAAAGGCAAATTTCAAAGACAGACAAATGGAAGAGCTTTTGCGTCTAGCGGCACGTGTGAAGTGCCAAGAACTTATTCCGAATTTTACAAAATTCATCACTATGCTTGCACAAATGAGTGATAAGGTCAGAGTTTAGAACATCATCGACTATCTTCCAAAAGATATTATCAAGCTCTCTTTCTTGCTCTGGTGATAAGCGTTGAATGCCTAATGCTGATAATTCTTTATCGGTATCGTTGAACTCTTCATCACTTACATGTCGCCAATAACCATTTGTATCTTCTACAAGGTATCCATTCAACCCACAAGGATGTTTGAAACCTTGAACGAAGATATGAATGGTTGGTTTTTCTTGCATTCTCAAATTCGAGCCGACTACTTCTTGTTGCTCTGGCTCTAGTTCTAACTTTGAGATTCTATAGACCACGGGGCAGTACATAATCTCCTGAATGTTGTCTTCCGACAATCTAATTGATTTTGCTAACTTCATATCTCTTTTATTTTAAATATTACTTCATTACCTACTTTTAGTTTCTTTCTTGTTTTTATACATTTTCTGAAATTCGTTGAGCATATCGAAGAACGCACATGGGTTATTGGCTGCGGTTTTTGCGATAGACTTTCCCTTAGGCAACTTACGTGCATCATATTGTCCGTATTTGAATAGGATACCTCTAAGCGCACAGAATAGCGCAGTAAAAATCTCACCTTCTGCCACGTTCTTGTCTCTATTCCATTCTGCACGAATATTGACTTCCAAGGTATTCTCTAACGTTCCATCATCTTTGAAACGAATGATATGTTCAAGCGGATAATAGCCACTAAACTAAAATTTCAATACACTAGGGTTGATATGCCTAGAAAAATAGGTATCAACATTAAGTATAATATCCGTATCGGCAGGGACTCTGCTTAGAATATCAACGAACTCGCCAGCCTTACCTAGAATAGGTTTTGGTGGATAACCTTCTGTTATTTCATACACCACAACTTTTTATCTTATTAGCATTACTCATTATATCTCCAATCTCGAAAGGAGTTTTGCCTGCCAATCTGGTAAGGTTATTCATCAGATTGCGAGAATATCTTGCAGTAATCTTTTCAGCCTTTACGATACGATGGTCAGCTCTTCCATAACCACCACCTTTGCTAGCATAATACAAAGCCCATCTAGGCTCCCAGTATTGCTTTATCTTTGTGAGCTTTTTCACTACGTCCAATCCATCCAATACCATCCTTAAATAGTGAGGACTTCCGTAGCAACGCTTCATTATCTTCTTGGCTTGTCTAATCTTCATACGCTATAATTGCTTTAATTTATTGAATATCTTGGCAAAGCGGTGCATGTAATCAAATTTTGGATTTTCATCATACTTGCGCACCATTCTTTCGTATATCCAATGTAGATGCTCTGCATCCTCGTGGAACTCTTCAATATCTTGTTCGTCTAAGACTATTTGTTTCTTCATATGCTACTTCTTTTTATTACAAGGGCAGCTCTCAGCGTGAATTACACAAACTCCATGTTTCGTGTCTACTATCAGATAGTCATGCCCTTTCTTGGTGAATATTTTTATATTAAACTCTTCTTTTTCGTGTGGAGTTCCTAAGCTGAAAGAAATCCTAAAACCAATTACCCCTATTATGAAAATCAAAAAGAGCAAACCGTATGACTTGGCTAAGTCTAAAATCTTACTCTTCATACGTTAGTCCTCCTTATCGAATTTATTGCCAACAACATAAGCTTCTAATAAATTAACAAATGGCTCGTAATTGTCAACTCTATCTAAACTCTTGAAGGCAAACGCTCCTTCTTCTTCAATATAAACTACCTCATAGAGATTGTCTATACACAAAAGGTCATAACTGTCATGCACTATATCACCTTCCCAAATCTCCTTTCCCTCACTATCTTTCAACCCTGTGAACTGGCAGACGGTAGAAGGGTCAACCTGATAAGTGGGATTTCTGTTTAACTTGCTTTCTTTCTGACGATTCTCAATGATGTATGTATTATCATTCTCTTCGTAGAAATATCCACAAACCCATCCTTTACCATCAAGACGTTTAGCCTTGAACTTGATATTTTCTATTTTCATATTTATATGTTTATATAAAGTCTAAATAGACTGTTGTTTTTACTTTATTAACTTTGTTATTGTTATTGTTATTAAAATAATCACTACCTTTGCAGCGCAAATTAGAAACGAGGTAAACAACCTCCTGGCAAAATCGCCAACAATAAAAGTCTCCTAGCCCTCCGCTCGAAAGACATTTTCCCCAGTCCAGTGCTGGGGTTTTTCTTTGTATGGCGGCTCCATGCAAGGTGCTCAAAGCAATTCCGCTTTTGGGTATAATGCCAGAAAGGAGGTTGTTGCCTCATATGTTTTCTAATTTGCAAAAGAAAGAGAGTGGTACTGAAGTTTTCTGTTGGTCTCGCCGCAGAAAGGATGGTACTATTGAGTACGCTCATGGTAAACCATTCCACTTCTTTATCAACAAGTAAATCGTAAGCTTACGTTTTAACTCTTTCGGGGAGGTGCTCACTGGAGACACCTCCTTTTTTATTTCAATTTTACCGGTTCATCATCCCAAGATAATTCTCTTCCGATGAGTTTCTTGATGCTACCATGAGGTATAAGAATACAACCACCGATACCAGAATAAGTAGGATTCCAATATCCATATTCTCCATATCCACTTCTGTATGGTTTCTCTCTAAAAAGAAATTCTAAACCATTTGCATTAGTTGCTACCCATGCCATAACTTATTCCTCCTCCACTTTTACGCCAAATGGAGTGCCATCGGCAAAAGTATAATCATCAAAATCGGTTTCATAATCATTGTTTGAGTCTATTGCTGATATAGAAATATATTTATCTGCATATTTCACCCACCCAAATGGCTGATGCTTTTGCATTTCTTGCCAGCACTCTTTTGCATCCTTGAATGGACGGTACTTTGGTTCTGGCTTGATGCGATACTCTGTATTATTCCAAAACTCAATCTCTTTCATTTCCGTCCAATCATTCGGAACACTTGTACCTTTTACGGCACTCGGCTTTGTCCTACACTCAATTGCCTCTCCTTTAGCAAAAGCTTGCAAGAAAGGATAAAATTCTTTAGCTTGATTTCTGTCCATAATCAATCATCTAATTTCTTGATTAACAAATTACTTTTCTTACTAAAGATTTATCTTTATAGAACTTTGGAACTCTACTAACCTGCCACCAAGAACAGCATTCGTCACTCCAAGGTTCAATCCACACTGGTTCTTTTGTGTCTTTATCTTGGCAGTATACAATTCCACGTACTTCATCATTAAGCAAGAAAGCCTCTATATCAAAATCCAAATCGTCTAATGTTGCATAAGTCTTGCAATACTCATTACGTTCCCTAGTACCTTTCCTTACGAACAACTCAAAATCGTTGAATAAATCAATTTTTATTATCTCTAAGTTATTGCTTTTAACAACTTCTAAAAGAGACTCCTTAACGTTCATTTTGCTCATTACTTATCCTCCTTACTGATATAATTAACAAATGCTTCTCCAACAGCAATCAGAGCATCTTTTCCACCAATTGCATAAGCAGCTTCAGTCAAGTTGTTTGATATATGATAACAAGCATCCGATTTCTTGTCTATATCATTAAACTTCATTACAGCATCCCGAGCAATAATAGCGTTTGCCAGTATTCTTTTCAATACTTCGTTTTGCTTTTTCTTCGTTAATAATCTCATATTCTCTTCTTTTTACCCTCTCCACCTGTCACATGGAGAGGGTGGTTTGTTACTCATTAACTTCAACAAACTTTCTGTTTTTAAGTTGATACCAAGTATCAGCCTTGATATTCTCTCCATCAACGTACTCAGTCTTAACACATACTGGAACATCACGTTTCTTTTCATCGCTCCATTTCCATTCTGCCAGCGTTATCCATGAGCCTACCTTTGCTTTTGCTCTGGAACTATTGCCAGCACACATGATAACGGAATCTTCTCCAGTGCTATCAATCTTAGCATAGTAGCCCGATGAGCCAATCTTAGCAGAGTCGCCCGATGAGCCAATCTTAGCAGAGTAGCCCGATGAGCCAATCTTAGCAGAGTCGCCCGATGAGCCAATCTTAGCATAGTCGCCCGATGAGCCAATCTTAGCAGAGTAGCCCGATGAGCCAATCTGAACAGAGTCGCCCGATGAGCCAATCT